CCACAGTGTAAGCCCAAGCCAAGTTGATGGCGGATGCGCCAGGGCCGTCCTCCATCCACAGTGGGAAGGCCGGCTGGCGAGCCAACATCACCCTGCGGGCCCCAGATCCCAATGCCCATGACTTGGGCGTGTTGAAGCGTAACACAGAGGTGCGCTCCAAAGCTGGATAAGAGGGGAAGCGGACGGGTGGGTTCTCCCCTGGTAGGGCAATGGCCTTTGCCACGTCACTCATGGTCCTAAGTGTTTGTTGCTGCATAGTGTGTGTGTTTAGCACTAAACTAATGGGTTAAGTTTTTCTCAAAGCGCCTAGCTTGCCAATACGCCAAATCTGTCTGGTGGGTCGAGGCCCTCAACACGGATCATTTCGGTCACGACAGGATGATGCCACACGCCTGTCCCAGGCATGGCGAAATCAAGGGCTCCATATGGCAGCCGATACTTGTACACGAACCCTTCTCTCCAATTGACCACCCCACTGCGTCTGCTGAGTGGTTCAACCATGTACTTTGAAAGTTTCAAAGGGCTCAGTGTGCGGTCGTAATGTTGTCTAAGGAAACTCTGCATGACCGGAAACCCCCAATACACCGGCCAAAATGAAACCGCGATCGAATGCGCGTAGCGCTGCCACTGCTTCCTGTATTTACTATCCGCGGCCCAAAACAACTTGGCCATCTGTTTTCCTGGGTTGGGGACAAACTGAAAGCCTCCATCGTGCCTCGGCCAAACCCCGAGGGAGATGAATGAACACCGCAGGGGGTCCGTAAAAACCCCTCTCACTGGTGTGATTCCACAGCTGGCCTCCAAGTGGTTCATGGCCCTGGCGAAATCAATAGGGGATATGGCAGTGGCGTAGTTCAAAGCTGCCAAATAATCGTCCCCCATGAAAAGCGCAAACCAACTACGTGGTCGCAAATGCTCAGGCAACAACTTTATCACTGTGAATACGATGACCATCGAGATGATAGTGTTGCCAACGCTTGTGTTCCAGTCGCCGGAAAGCCGTTTCCATGCTGTAATGTACTTTATGAGTATGTACCTTGAGTTCGCCTTCGTGCGAACCGTACCGATGACCTTGGCACATCTCTGTAAAAACCGTTGGAAACTCTGCAATTTCAACATGTCATAAACGGCTGCCTCAGCCTTGAGTAGTTCATAACACATTGTTGCGTCCCAGTTCTTGCCATCTCTCTCATCATAAAG